ATAATCTTTTCCCGAATCGAGAGTGACGGAATCTGCGTCTAAAAAGTGTAGGCTGGTGCTGGGTGTCAAGGTGGTGGAGGTGCCCGATCCCAAATCCGTAGCGGTGGGGGCAGTGACGTAATAGCCCGCTTTGGCTGTTCCGTCAACATCTAAGTCAACACTGGGGGAAGCTGTGCCGATTCCCACTCTGGCGGTGGATGCGTCAGCCCTCAATATTGGAGATGTATTACTATTGTTGCTGTTAACAACAAAGTCAACGTTGTTATTATTGCTATTGACAGTTACTTGATGCGGAGACGACGCTTTTTTATGCATCCCAAGCATCTTAAGATTACCTACTTCAAACTGTACCCTGTCATCAGTGAAGTTAATGTATGTGTTGGTATCGCCCCTGTGTTTGATATATTGCGCTACCTGAATATCGCCGTCAATCTCCAAACTTCCTGTAACTTGGATTACGTCGTCGGACGTGTTGCCGAGAATTACTTTTCCGTCGGCCGTCGCCTTAAATCCCCAGGAGCCGTCGGCATCTTGAGATCCGTAACCTGCTCCAGCCATTAGTCGTCTCCGAGTACGTCGTTAAGGGCTCGGTTGATTCGGTCGGCTTTGGTGAGGTGAGTTTTGATCTCCTGACCTTCGGCAACCAAGAACGCCCCAGTGGTACTGGGCTCTGAAACTAAATCAAAACACAAAAGCTGGAAGTCATCCTCGACCATGGTTATACCGCCTTGTTGGCGAGTAGACCCAAGTCCTCGGCTGGAGATACCCAACTGGACGCCGCCTTCCACAAGTTGCTTTGCTATTTGTCCTGCCGGGGTATCTAAAATCTTCATTTTGCCCATGACGTCATCACCCTTCCACCACACCTCAGTAATGAGATGGCTGGCATTTTTGAGTTCAACTACTGATGTATCAGGGTGGTCTAGTTCGCCAATGGCTCGACCTTCTTTTACCAGCTTCTCATAGTTCTTCATCTCCCGCTCAAGAATGGGCTTGGGATAAATGCGTCCGTTGCCGTTCTTTTTGCCAGCGGCTTGGATTTTGCCTGCTACAATGAGGTGGGTGCCGCTACGATTACCTTCACGTTCTTCTTCTGTAAGAAGATCATCACTGTAATCCAAATTCATAAACTCTTGTAAGACATATTTCTTAGTCATTTTTTTCTCCTTGAAGTTGAAGTGCGGGCGCTACCCGCATGATACTGCTACCACGACAACATCTTGCTACTGGTCTTAGTCTCCACTTTTGCGTCCACATCCCCTCTAATTCGGTGTTCATGTTGGAGCCCTCCATCTGATATGAGCATACATAACGCATATGACGTTCCTGAAGATAGCCAACCCAGGAGGAAAGCGTTTATCAACGAAACATCAAAGGTAAATAGTTCTGTAAATGGGTTTAGGAACAGAAGAAGAACGCCGGACCAGAACCCCACGCACATGGGACAGTGAAAAAAATGCCACCGTGGGCGAATAAGCTGGAATATTTTTCCAAACACCAGGATATGAGTGAGTCCATAGGCGGCTAAAATAAAATAAATTAAATCCAACGAATGTCCGTTCTAGAAATAATAACCATATCCCGCATAAGAGTAGGGGACATTATCTTGTTGTCCTTCCGGGGTGTCTTGGTATGGGGGGATTTCTCCGTAGGCGGTGCTATCCTCGTCCGTGGGATCCACAAAGCGGTCCTCAATGTGCTGATCGTACTCTTCTGCCGGAAAGTCCTGCGCTCGTTCTCGTACAATAAATTCGCTTATTTGATAGAGGACAGCCTGAAGGGTGTCCACCTCGGATTCGGCCGGGTAGGTAGTCTCTACTACGCCAAATTGAATTCCCGCTTGGGGGTTTCGAGCATTAGTGACCCCACCACGAAACAACGAGTTCATCAGGGCTTTCTGATAATCATAGACATCTTTCTCGACCAACGCTTTCGGCATACATAAGACCCGGTTACTCGTAGGCAAGACCAGAATATCTAGATATTGATGATCGACGATAAGCAGGTTACCATCCAAGGTCTTAGTTATTTTTAGCCCGATGGATTCTTGGGTCGGCTTAGACTCTGGGGGTGGAGTGGGGATCGTTAGTTTAAGTGGCATCAGTCTGATACTCTCTCACCAATTGTTGCGCCTTGAGGACCCTCAACATGTCGTCGTTAGTAAAAGAGGACACGTTCATCTGAGACAGTGACTCTAGTACCCGCTTCGTGGATCCCACCATCTCATCATCATCCAAGACTTCCTGTAGGTTTAACGAAGACTTAACTTGGGTGTGAATTCTTTTTAGCTCCTCCGAAAGGTGGAGGCGGAAATCTGCCCCATGATCATTAAAGGAGAGAATATATTTTTCTAATAGGTCCTGCTGTTCGGGCAACAAATCTTTATATTCTCTGTTAAACCTCTCCGTAAATTTACTTACGACTAAACTATCAAGCGGTGTCATCTCTTCTTGATGATCCGGGGTTGAAGTAATTCGCTCTAGCACTTTTCGTTCAAGAAGAATGCGAGACTTAACGGGTGTTTTGTCTCCGAATATTTGAGATACGGTTGCGTAAGCCCGATAGTTAGGCACGAAAGTCTGGTATATGTCAGTGCCCACGTTTTTATTAATAGCCTTAATAGCAGCACTCTGCTCCACAAAAAGCTTCTCTTGGTTAATTTTATTATAGGCAGCACGGGATTGGTGTATCATTTTTTCTGCTGTATATTTATCTAAGCCATGGCTGCCCAATAACGCATCATAGCAAGCTAATTCGGACCCCATCGAGGTGGTGGGGGAAAAGTGCTCCTTAAGGATGGACTTTATCGCTATAACTCGTTGAGAGCCGCCCGCTACAATAGAGCGGGTCATTTCTCGGACTAGAGCCTCATACAAAAAAGCTGTGTTTCGTTTTTTATTATGTCTCTTCATCTTTTGTTTCCAGTTGTTCTATAAGGCGAGTGATGTCATGTTGAGTTCGAAAAAGAAAAGTTTCCTCTCGATCCGCAGCCTCTCCCACTGTGCCACGAGAAAGAGGACCCATTTCACCGCTCCACCCTTTAAATAGGTTGCGCTCGGAAGAGGAAGCTAAATTAGTTCCTACCGAAGATAAATAACTTCGCTTTCTGGCCCCCTGTTTCCAGGCGGGGTCCCCTACGGGAGTGTATCCATCGTCTCTCTGTCCAGGTTCGGCGAGTAGAGGTCCTTCCTCTCCAGCATCCGCAGCGGGTTCGGCTGCCTCGGTGCCCTCGGCGTCGGCGGTGACGTCCTCCACTGGAGCAGCCCCCATATCTGCGCCCGTTGCTGCGCCCGTATCCATACCAGCATCAGGACCGGTAGCGGCGCTGGCTTCTGCTGTCGCAGCTTCCCCTGCTGCCGTAGCTACAGATTCTAGCGTAGCTGTAAGTTTCTTGTCGCCGTATTGCTCTGTCTGAATACGAATAATTTCCTCGTCAGAGACCTTAAAGATGTTCTTATAGACCCAGGATTTGGAGAAGTACCCCTCCGTCGCTGCACCGGCAATTTCAAATTTGGTGCGCAGGTGCTCCAACTCTTGAAGTTCGGCGATCTTCGATGGATTATTTAAAATCAATTTAAAACTTAATAAATCATCGCCACGGAAGCCCAAAGTATACAAATGGATAATACATATCTTTTCCAACTCCGCAATGGCAACCCGCTGAAGACGCTGGATGGTGCGGGCAAAGCGCACATCCTTTTGCGCAAGAGTTGTCTTATCTTCCATAGCGTCGGTCTGGGCCAGATAAGCCTTCGGGACTTTAAGTGCTGAAAAAAGCTTATCTCGCAAATAGTTTACATCGTCGATGTCCCCAGTAAACTGTCCTCCGGGGAGCGACTCAATTCTCGTATTATTGACCGAGCCTCTTACCGGGATATAATAATCTTCATCTACACTCATGGCATTATAACGCAGGTCAACTCGTCCGGTGTCAGCATCCACAACTTGGTTGCGCTTCATTTGAGTCTTGACTTGTTCCATATATTGTTCAACGTCTTCGGCTGCGATGTTTCCAACGTCAATATAAAAGATACGCCTTTCAGGTGACCGCACAATACGATACGCCATCATGGCATCTTCTAAGAGCGTAAGTTGCCGCCAGATTCTGCGGGAAGGTTCTAAAACAGATGTACCGTAGGGAACATACTTATCGTTCCCAAGAACTCGAAAATGTGAAACTTGCCAATTTTCAAAAGTAACTCCTTGGGCTCCCTCAGCGTTTTCCCAAAAATACTGGATGTAGTTAGGGTTAGTGGGGTCTGTTCCTTCAATCCGTTCCACTTCCCGAACAGGAAGAGGGATCACATTAGTAATTCCCAGACTATCATCAATATCTAAATACAGGTAATAGTCTCCATATTTACACATGCTCCGAGCCCACCCAAAAAGATTGGACTCTACATTTAATACTGTGTATAACAAGGTCTCTACAATATCTTTAATCTCCCTGTTGTGGCAATCAATGTTGACCAAGGGATTGAAGGCGGTCGAGGTAGTTATCTCGTCCGCATAGATATCCAAAGCTGAGGCGATCTCCGGCATATACTCCATTTGTTCAAAGTCAGTGTAACGAACTTGTTTATTTCTTTTCCAAAGAACTTTATTAGATAAATCTGTAAAAGGGTTGTAGTACTCCCTTTTTTTAAATTCTTTCCCAGTGCTGCTAGTAAAGGTATACTTCTTTACATCCCGCAAAGAGCCTCGGGTAACCGAAGGGGTATCGTAATCTACGATGGGTCCGCTAAATAAACGGGTCAAACGCTTAAAAAGCGACGAGTCTTGGTTGCGGGGATTATTATTATCTGCCATTTTTTATCCTTTTGAAATCCAGCTTAAATCCTGTAGGGAGCCGTCCCCGTATTGAGAACGGGGTCGAGTAGGTTTATACCCATGTTGTCCCGGTATCTTAGTGTTAAAAGTAGTAGAAGATACCGACATCCCACTCAACATAGCCTTTTTATACTCCTGCTCACGCTTATTCACGGTAAGGGCAGTCTCTCGCACCCAACACCCTATGGCGGATGCGATTACCAGATCGTCGTTATAACTTCTCATTGCTTGTGGACGTCCATTGTGCCATACAAAAGTCTTAACCTCGTTCGCCAACCGCATTGAGTTAATAGTAATTAGTTTGTTTCTCACGAATTCCTCAAACTTAGCGATGACCAATGGGCGAGTCTTCATAGACATTGTAAAACCGGGGATGCCTCCCACGGCTTCTGCTGTAAGTTCATCAACATATTCATGAGTAGATTTTACACTATAATAGAGATTTGTATACTCTAAATCTTGTAGACGAGTTAGGACCCCAATTCCAAGAGAATTGTTTTCAATAACCAATAGAGCATTATTAAATTCAGTTGCTATACCATACAAATGAGGAGCAAACCGGTCTGGTGTAATTTTTCCTTGATACTCGGCAACCTGAGTCATAGTTGTTGTGTCGAAGACCTGGGCCACACTAAAGTCACTCCCATCTCCCCGAGCCACATCGGCTACTATCAGATAGTCTCGTTGGGGCTCGGGAGGGTGCCATATCCAGTAGTTCCTATCGAAACCTGTTTTATGAAGAGGTTCTTCTAGGTTTTCTACGATATGCTTTAAATCGTCACCGTGAATAACTGTCTCCCCAGACGCATTAAAATTACATTCAAGTTCCTGCGCAATTTCACGACGAGACATGTTGCGGGTTTCTTTCTCAAACCACGTCTGATCTCGTTCGGGGTGAACCTCCCACGGGAGACGGATGGTATAGAAATCATTTTTTGCCTCCTCTGCTTCGGTATAGGTTTTGTGGAACCAGTTACCTACGCCATTGGGAGTCGAAAGAGCAATACACCGACCACCAGTGGAGAGAGTAGGGTATAAGCCAGCCCATAACTCTTCCATGCCCTCAACAAAGGCTGCCTCGTCTACCACGAGAAGGGAAAGTGCTTCGGAGCGACCGGCGTCGCCGGAAGTCGAGGACGCCTTTACTTGAGAGCCATTAGATAACTCAAAAGACTGCCTATTGTCGATGGATATCTCTGCTATCTTTAACCAGGGTGGAAGATGCTTGTGGATAGCTTTAATCTTTTTGACTAGATTGGTGGCCGTCCCAAGCTTTGTGGCAACAACTAGCACATTCTTATCTCGGTGAAACAACATTAACCAGCACACATACGCTGCCACCGTAGTCGAAATACCTAACTGGCGTGCCTTGAGAATAACACTAAATCGATGGTCCTTGAACGCCTCTAGGGTTTCCTCTTGGAACTTATACATATCAAAAGGGATTAGACCCCTCATCGGATGAGATATTTGGGCGTAGTTGTTGCAAAAGTAAGCCGGGTCTTTGCCGCAGCGGAGAATTTCCGCCATCATGTCTTTTTTATTTAAAGCCATAAGCTCCCCGTCTAGGATAATATCTATTTATTTATTTTATTATTCCGGCGGCTTCTTCGTCCCCACTTACCATAAGAGTCATCTCGGCGGGCTTTCTCGCTTTGCTCCTTGTGGCGTTCTGCGCCTCGGCGCATACCCAGTGATTCATCCTCTCTATCGTCATACCCTTGTTTCTTGCGCTTATCGTTAGAGGGGCGCTTATCACTAGCATGTTTAAGATAGTCTTGAAACTTTTTCTGATAATCTTTATCCGTACTATCGATACTGTGCTTCTTAACTGGCTCGGTATCCCCCATCCCGCCAATTTTATATTGCTTCGTAGCCTGAACCCAGGTGCGGATGTTAGATAGATTTTGAACTAAGATATCCGCCTCACCTTGTTCGGTGAGGGTAACAGAATTTTGCTTAATGTTTTTATATTCCTTCTTCAGGAATTTAACA